CGGAAGGCTTGGCGATCGGGAGCTCGGTTGCGCTGGGGTCGGTGATCTTGGCCATTTATCCCACCGACTGTTCAGAGAGGAGCTGCGTATCGCCCTGGGATGGTGTGCCGCGCGGCCCGCCGGCGCCGTAGCGCGCGTAGAGGCTGCCGAAGCCCTTCGCGGCCGCGCCAGCAGCGGCGAGGCTGTAGCCCATCTGGGCGTCGGCCCCGGCCTCGACCGCCTGGGCACCGCCGGTGCGCGAGGCGATCGACTGCATGCGCAGCGTGCGCGCGCGGTCCTCGCCCTCGTAGAGGTCCACGTTCTTCCGGTAGGCAGTGATGCCGGCGTTCGTGGCGACGAGGTGCATGATCGTCGGGTCCATCGCCCCGCCACCGCTCGCCGCGGCGAGGGCGATGATCCGCGACTCGGCGAGACGCCCCAGCCTTTCATCTTCGAGGGCTTTCCTCTGGCCCGTTGCGATCGAAAGGTTCGCCTGCTGGTCGGTCTGCCAGGCGGAGAGGTCTGCGGCGGCTTTCTGCCGCTTGCCTTGGGCGACCGCGGCTCGCCCCATGTCCAGGTTCGCGACGAACTGGAAAAGCGAGGCGAGGGAAGTCCCGACCGTCGAGACCGTTCCCGTATTGCTGGTTGTCAGGGTGTCGGCATCACTCATGGTGCTCGAGCTCCGCTAGTGCTGCGAGTACGGTGCAGGGCCTCGGCGCTTTCGCGAGGAGGCAGAGCCTCGCGTCGGTCGACCATTCGCCCGGGAATGCCATTGTCTCCTCGGTGTAGTCCTGGCGCACGGCATCTGGGTCGACAGGACCGGAGGCGGTGACCATCGGCAGGTCGCGCATGTTCGCCTCGACGAGATCGTGGCCGTATTTCAGGCCCTTCGCGTGCACGTCGGCGAGGATGAGACCCAGACCGCGGATCTGCTGCTGGTCGGTCAGCATGCCCTGCGGGTTCTCCATCAGCTCGACCAGCTTCGCCGACTTCCACGATGCGCTGTAGGGTAGGCCAATCACGACGTTCGCCGCGGCGTTGGCAAGCGTGACGTTGCCCGCGCCGTCGACGGTGTAGAGCTGGCTTCCGTCGGCTTGGGTGCCGACGTCTTTCCCGTCGGCCCAGACAGTGACGTTTTCGCCGATGAGGTGGCCGGCCGCGATCACATTCTGTGGCACCCCGCTGTAGGCGATGAAACTATCCCCCAGCATGCAGAGCTGCTGGTCTCCCCGAGCCTCGGATTCGAAGGCCCAGGTCTCGAGGTAGCGCTTCGTCGCGCCATTGATCGTGCGTTTCACGCTGTAGTAGACGAAGTCCTCCTCGTCGCCGGCGTCGCCTGGCAGCACCACCGCATCCTCGACCAAGCCATCGGTCTCGATCTCGAGCCAGCAGAGGACCTGCTCTAGCGGGTCGAAGATAAGCACCGCCACGGTGCCATCCGAGCGCACGAAGTGAACCCGGGTGTCGGGCTGGCGCTGGACGGCCATTCGGACGATTCCCGGTTCACCGATCTCGGGGATGAGCGCCGAGAGGTGCGTGCTCTCGTAGTCGATGTAGGACTGGCCGAAGGCGAGCTCGTAGACCCGTACCCCGCCGCGCTGAATGTAGATGCCGCGCTGGTCGATCTTCACCGCCTGGACGGGCGAGGATCCCTGGGTGCTCGCGGCCTTGATGTTGAAGTTGGTGGGGGTGAGCGGCTCGTCCAGGCTCGAGGATCTCACCGAAAATTCCGACATCTGCGCGCCGAGGATGAGGCGCTGCAGCGAGAGCATCCAGTTGATGTTGTCGACCGGACCAGAGCCGATGCTCCTGTCCATCGGTGCCGAGTCGCCGATCGTTTCCGGGTCGAAGCTGTCGAAGGCGTCCGAGACCGAGAGCTGCACGCTATCGCGGCCGGCCCAGCCCAGGCGTCCCTCGTGGAATCCAACCGCGGTCGGGTAACCGCGCCGATCAGACCACTTGCCTTCCGCCCAGTTGAGCACCGGCGCCGTTCCGCCGAAGTCGGTGATGATCTCAATGTCGACGTTCACGCTCGATGTGAAGGCGGTCACCCGGCATACCCCGGTGATCGACCCCACGGTGTAGTCGAGCGTGCAGCTGTGGGTTCCTCCGGTGTAATCCCCGAGCTTGCAGCCGATTCGGTACCAGGCGATCTGGTTGTCGAGGCCGTCGTTGAAGGTCGTGGTGGTGTCGGCGCCATAGCTCGCCACATCGGTCCACGGGCCGGTCGGGCCGACGAGGGAGCGCTGCAGCGTGATCGTGGCGGCTCCCGGCGGCGCCGTGACGATCGAGAGCGAGAAGATGCGCTGCGAGGTCACGCCCTCCACCCGGATGGGGCCCGAGAATTGGTTGGCGGCCGTCACCGACACGTTGACCGATTGGCCATCGGAGCTCAGGCGGAAAAGCGATCCCACATTCGTGCTCTTGAAGTACGCCGCGCTCGCGATCAGCTGGCTGTTTCCCGAAAGGGCACCAGGGGTCATGGTGATAGGGCCGATGTTCTCCGTGATGTAGGGCCCGTCGTTCGTGTAGTAGCGCACCACCGACCAGGAGCGCGCGGCGCGGCGCTCGATCCTGCGCTGCTGGTAGCCGTCGGTCGCGATGAAGATCACGTCGGCTGAGGCGTCGTGGCGGATGTTGTCCAGGTCTGCTTCGAGCCACGGGGCCGAGATCATCATCACGCCAGCCGCTTCGATCTGGCAGGAGTCGACGAGCGTGATCCTTTCGAGCCTGGAGAAAAAGCGGATCCAGACCGGCCCGGCGACTGGCATGAAGGCGAGCGAATGGACCCCTGTTGCGAGCTCAGTTTCGCTGATGAGGTCATCCAGGCCCACCGCCGTTCCCACCCTCAGCATGAGCGGCCCGCGCTGGATGATGATGTGCAGCGCGTGCTCGACGTTCGAATCCGCCGCGGCGACGTTGATCTGCTGGTCGCGGATGGCTGCCGCGCTCCCGTTCCCGGTGAGGCCCATGTAGCCACCGGCGACCCAGGCCGAGGTCGCTCCGGCCTCGTCGTTGTCGGTCCAGTTGGAGAGGTCCACATCGAAGTTGCCATTGGCAACCACGGTGCTCACTGCGGGTCTCGCGACCAGCACGTCGCGGATCCACACCCTCATGGTCTGGTCGGTGAGCTCGATCAGCGCCTTGTCTGCGACCGAGAATACGAAGCCGATGTGCTTCGCCTTGTTGTCGTTCTGGCTGTCGCCCAGGAATTCCGTCCCTGGCCTGAGCATCATGCTACCCAGCGTTCGGCTCACCCAGTTGGTCTGGATCTCGGCCGCCATGGCGAGGCGCTTGATATCGGCGCGCGCGAGGCCCAGGCGCGACACGAGGCCTCGGTTGAAGGCGAGCTTGGCGACCCGGGTTTTCACCCGGCTATCCGATCAGCTGGTTCTGGTTGCCGCCGTCGAAGGTTCCGAGGAGCCGGCGACCGCCGAGCCTTGCCCTTGCCCAGGTGCCGCGGGTGGGGAAGGTCGTGGGCTGCGTCATCGCCGTGCGGTTCTTCGCCGTGATCAAGGCCTTGGCGAGCACCTTCTCGACGTCGGCGACGCGGTCCATCCCGCCTGGCAGCTTGCGGATGATCTTCTCGGCCATGAAGGCCTTCACGTACTCGACGAAGCTTTGCGGCCAGCGGGAAAGGTCGCCTCCGTAGACCGGGTCATCGGAAACGTACTTCACGAAGATCTGGTCCAGGTCGGTGAACCAATAGCCGCGCTCGTCGGCGTAGGCGGTGAGCGGCGAGAGCATGCGCTCGTCCTGGAACACCCCGCTCGTGAGCACCCAGTCGGTGGGCTTCGTGAAGGCCCGGTTGAATCCCCAGTCGGGCTGGATGGATGGCTCGTAGTCCAGGCGCGCCGAACGCATGGCGAAGTGCCACTGGGCGCCCTCGAGCACCGCGCGCGGGAAGCCGTCGTTCCAGACGAGATCGAGCAGGAACCTCGGTTCGCGGAGCTCGGTGAGCCCGTTCGCGAGGTCGAGCTGGCGCTCGCTGCAGATGAGAAGCGCCCCGTTGTAGATCCGGAGGCGGTCAGCCATCCGGGCCTCCGGTTAGGAGCTCGCTGTGGCTACGGGCGCCACAGGGATCGAAGCCCCGCTCGTTTCCTTCCTTGCGTAGGCGTCGAGCCAGGTCTGCGCCGCGTCCTTCTGCTCGAGGTCCTGCACGAGCACGGCGGAATCGATCTTGCGAACGACGGACCACTTGTGGGGCCCGCGGTGCACGATCTTGTGGGCCTCGTAAACCACCTTCATCTTCTCCAGGGACTCGGCCTGGCTCTCGGACACGTCGGAGGTCGAAAGCCGGTGGACCGAGAGCGGATGCAGACGCGCCCAGGTCCTCGAGCAGTCGGTGACGAGGTAGTAGCCCACCCAGGTGCCGTCCACGCAGCGCGCGCGGATCTCGTTCATCGGTTGGAACTTGACGGCGTGGTGGGCCCAGAAGGCGGGCTTCAGGACGTCCTCGGGGGAGACCCCCTGCGGGACAACGGCGTCGAAGCGGTTGCTGACCTGGTCCAGGAGCTCGAGCGCGTCGGGTGCGAGCTGCAGGAGCTGTTGCTGCACGACCGGCGCGGCCGGGTCGTACTTCGGGTTCATCACCAGCGGTTGGTTCATGTGCTTCTCCTCTCCTCGTTGACGGGGTGCTGCCGGCGGGACCCCGCGAGGGGTCCCGCCTTGCTGCGATTACGCCGAACGGAGCTGGCCGCCCGAGGACGCGATGTTCGCGCCGTTGGTCGTCACCGCGCCGATCACGCCGATGTAGGCGCTGACCGAACTTCCGGTCGTGAACGTGCCCATGATCATGTCGCCCTGGCGCATGCCGATGTAGAACGCATCGACGAACCAGTTCGCGGTCACGAGATCCGTGCTCGAGTCGGTGGTGTTGTAGAGCCAGACGTTCTGGCCGCCGACCGAGCTCGGGAGCACCGAGGTCGAGCGCAGGCCCCACATCCCCGCGGTGATGCAGCGGGGCGGGTTGGCGTCGGTTGCGAGGCTGGTGGTTCCTTTGTAGGCCATGGTGGCCCTCCTTGATTTTCAGCCCGGATGTCGGCCCCGATGTTCCGGGGCCAACTAGCAGGCCCGTGGCCTTTTAGCCGTAGATCGTGCCGTCCGTGGTGAACACGACGATGCCCGCGTTCTGTAGCAAGAGCGCCTGCATGTAACAAGTCGTGCGAGCGTAGGTGTAGGCCTGCTCGTCGTTGTAGCCCACCGCGGTCTCGATGAAGCCCGAATTCGCCGCGTGACCCAGAGCGGTCTTGTGGTAGAGGAACGACTTCTCGGACGCCGTCGCCTTCCCAGGAAGATTCGGGTGCTCGATGATCAGGCAGTTCCTCCAGCGGTACGCCATCGGCTTGTCGCGCCAGGTCGGGCTGTTCGCCTCCGACCCGCTGAACGACTGGGTGTCGACGTAGTCGGCGTTGGAGAACTCCGGCGCCTGCTCGAGGAACGCCAGCACCGAGGGCTGGCACGCGAACGTCACGTTCGAGTCCCATGGCACGCTCGCGTTGGAGAGCTTCACGCGGCCGTTCTGGAAGAGGCTCACGGTGGGCACCGCGCCGGCGGCGCCGATCGCCACGGTTCCGGTGTTCAGGATCGTGATGATCTGGTCGTCGATCTTGCG